AGGAGACTTTACTGTTGTCTCAGCCTTAGATGTAGAATCAGTAACGATAGTCTGTGCATTAGCATCAACATAACTAATACAAACAAGTACTAAACCAATCCAAAGATAAAATAAACCTTTCATTTAATAACCACGCTTTGCACCCATCTTTTTGGCTGGAGCAGCCTTCATCGGAGTGTTAGCTTTCTTAGCGTATTCTTTAGCTTCTTTTTTACCCTTAGCTGTGTATGGGAACTTCTTGTCTTTGACCATTGGCATAATTATTTCCTTTATTAAGAGACGTGTTGATAAGATGTGGTTTGTAATATTTCCATAGTAAAAATACAACTCATAGTTGCACCTGATTCGGATGTGACTGTAATATAATCAAACTCATCCATCACCATCCGACCTTGATTAAACTGAAGAGCATCTCCAGCACCAAGTGACTTAGCTCCTACAATAGGAACAGTAGCAGCAGTACTAGCATCATGCACTGCAGCAGAAATAGTTTTAGTTGTTCCACCACTGTTTGCAAGAAACAATAATGTAGCAATGGCTTTACATCCTTTAGGTACTGTATAAATAGTAGTGGTTACACCTGCAGTAATGTTTTTAAAGATTGTTAGTTCTCTCATTTAAAGTGTCCGTTTCCAGCTAACCAAGTTACAAGGGCAAGAACCCCTATACCAACAATATAAAAGGTTTTCTTTACAACCCCTTTACCAACAGAGATATAGACATTCTCAATAACTCTTTCAGTTACTCGTTCAACAATGACTTCAATTTGCTCATCAGTTAATGGTAGGTTATTGTCATTCATAGTTATTCATCCGCTGGTAATGGTGTGTTGCCGAGTTCAAGCCACTTTTGATACTCTTGAAAATCGACATTGGCTGGGTCAAAAGGGATGCAAGCGTTGTCTGATAGGCGGATTACAAATTGTCTTTGTGTATAATCCAGTGGTGTTAATTTATACATTTATAGCTCCGCAGATAAGATAAAACCAAAGTCTATTTGTCCAACAGTTCCAGCACCCGCTCCAGAATCAATTGTGCAAGTAGTATACCCAAGACCATTTGCATCTTGACCACCAGCTACACTTGTGATAGAATAAAAAGCAACACCAGGTTTATGAAAGCGACCACCGCCAGGAATGTTCACGGTTGGGGATGCTCTTAAAGGAACATATTGAGAGTAAGAACCAACACAAGAAGTTTCGTTTACTATTTGAGTACCAGCATAAAAACCACCTGTTCTCTGGTAATACCTCTGACACAAAGCTTCCTCAGTACCATAAGGTCTGTAATCAAAGCTAGTAGCAGTAGAGCCTTTTTCTAGTTGAACACCTGTGATGTAGAAGGTTGCTCCGCTAGTTCCTACTACTGATGTTGCTCCTGTGGCTGAAAGGTAATAATTTCCTGACCAAGAACCAGCAGTACCGCTTACTGTAGAACCGCAACCAAGACTCCATTGCAAAGAAATACCAAAACCATTTGTAGTATTCCAAGTACCTGAAGTATCGCCAGAAATAGTGATAGATTTCTGTTCCCAAGTATTAGCGGCTGAAATTGTGTAGCTAAATGGGTAGCTTCTGTTATAGCTAGCATTATGAATAGAACCGCCAAAAGTACCAGTTAGTGAGCTACGAACCCAAAAAGATAAAGTTACTGTAGAAGCATTTGCAGTACCCCATCCTAAGTCAGCCATGTTAAAACCTTCAACTCTCTGACCAACAATAAAATTGTCGCTTGAACTAATAGAATAAGCTGAAGAAGAAGTGCATCCCAAATAGTTTACAAATCCTGTTGGCGGTGTAACTGACCCAGCATTTTGCTGAACTGTAAATTTAGAAGCTGCACTTCCAAGAGCAAAAAATCTATCAACAGTATAAACAGAACCGCTTGGGACAGTAACACTAGCACCAGCATTTCTTTGGTCAATACGCATATCTGAATTTATTAGACGGTTCTTAAACCCAAACGAAGTATTAGGTACTTGAGAGACTTCCCTAGCTTTACCCATTTAGTTGCTCCTGTTTTCTTTTAGTATGCCATTTCTTAATTGCTTCACTACGCATTTGTCTTTCCTGTTCAGATTGTTTTCTGCCTGTCCTAGCAAGGCTCATCTTTTTCTTAGTTTTGTCTGTGTGTTTCTTGCCTACATTAGGATGCACATCGAAGTTACTTAAATACCGTTTCTGTCCATCACTCATTTTCTTTCTAACTTCAAGAGAAACTGTTTTACCTAAGTTAGGCTTGTGATTAACATTCTTATGCCTACGACCACCTTCCTCAAGATTATATCCATTAGGCTGTACAGAATTAAAAACTTTAATCCAAAACTTTTCCGCAAAATCTAACAACTCAGGGCATTGCACACCACTAAAAACAACATCATAAGTAAATACCTTTATGCCGTATTTCTTGTAAGCTGCTTTAATAGCGTGTCCGTGTCCTTGCTTAGAATACTTAGTTATTGTTTGTCCTACATACTGCTTACCATTTACAGTATTAGTTACAAGATATACTCTACCGTTCATTAGATTCTATTACGAAACTGATTAATACCACCTGAGTTGTAAGCAGAACCTAACTCTGCAAGTTCACGAGCTATACCCATTATTTATTCTCCTGTGTGACTGAAGTCCCACTAGCGTTAGCTCCGCTAACTTCCAATGCTTCAATTCTAGATTTAAGGTCTGTAATGATGGCTTGTTGTTCTTGGATTGCTGAAACCAATAATGGAATTACATCAGTATATCCAACCCCTAAAGTGTCAGGCTCGCCTTCAACACGACTTTTGTTTAAGTAAACTGCTTCAGGAAGAACTTTTTGCACATCTTGAGCAATTAGGAAAGGATGTCTTGCACCTTCTTCTTCTGTTTTGTATTTTCCAATAACAGAACGAAGTTGAGATACTTTATCTACTGCATTTGTAATTGGTTCAATAATGTCTTTTAACGCTTCATCAGAAGAATTCACCCACGCTGTTCCACCATAAGCGTAATAAATTGAATTGCTTTGAGTGTTACCATTTGACCAAACAACAAATAATTGGTCACTATATCCATCAAATCGAACATTATATTGACTTGTTCCCGATGAATTGTTAATAAACGCATTTCCGTTTACATAAGTTGAACCATCTGCAAAATTTGCATTAGAAAACGGTGGAGCTGTAGCCCCCACTAGCAAATCACCACCTGAGGTAATACGCATACGCTCTGTGTTGTTTGTACCAAATAACAAAGCAGCTCCAGTTGCTCTATTCCAGCAATAGCCTGAACTTCCGCCATCTTGACCAACAAGCATGCTGCTAGTTCCTGTTGTATTACCATTTCCAGCAATTTCAATCATTGCAGATACACCAGCACCACGAACCAACCCTAATACTGCATTAGGACTACTTGTACCAATACCCACATCACCAGCCGATGTAATCCTCATAGCCTCAGCACCGCCTTCTGTAAAGGCAATAGTATCGGCTGCTGGGAAGAATATACCTGTATTAGTATCACCATCATTAGATAATGCTGGAGCAGATGCAGAACCATCAGGTAACAACAATGCACCTGTTATAGTATCGCCAGTTACATTAACATAACGAGCATCAGACTGTGTTTGTGTGTACACATTAGCAATATCAAAGGTGCTGAATGCATGAATGTTTAACTCATCTCCAGTAGCAGCACCTGCAGTTAATACTACTGAAGTACCGTTCGTAGCTGTATACTCACTGCCTGATTCTAAGACAACACCGTTTAATGTAACAATGATTGAACCAGCCGTGTATGCTAATGAAACAGCGTTATCATCGTTACCAGAGAATGTTGTTTGACCTGAAGTAGCTGTGTATTTGTAAACAACTAAGATAGCTGTAGACGCAGCTGAAGCAGCAATCCACTGAGAGCCATCATAAACATACATACCTTTGTCAGCAGGAGTAACAGAACCAGTGTTGTAGTACAGAGCACCTGCAATCAAAGCATTACCATCATTGTCTAGCGTAGGAGCAGAAGACTTAGCACCTAAGTATCTGTCATCAAAGCTATCGTAAGAAGCAGCTGCAGCAGCAGCAGAGGCAGCAGCAGCAATCTCTGAAGTACTAGCATTGCTTGCTGAAGTAGAAGCGTTAGATGCTGATGTAGACGCTGCAGAAGCAGAGTTACTTGCATTGGTAGCACTTGTTGAAGCAGCACTCGCAGAGTTACTAGCGTTAGTCGCTGAAGTACTAGCAGCAGATGCTGATGAAGCTGCATTAGTAGCTTGAGTCGTTGCTATACCAGCTTGTGTTGTAGCAGTTGATGCTGATGTACTTGCTGATGTAGCTGAGTTACTTGCATTGGTTGCAGAAGTCGATGCAGCAGTAGCGGAGTTACTAGCGTTAGTGGCTGATGTAGAAGCAGCTGTAGCACTATTACTTGCGTTGGTTGCTGAAGTGGCAGCAGCTGTTGCTGAGTTGCTTGCGTTCGTAGCGGATGTAGAAGCGTTAGACGCTGAAGTAGACGCAGCAGAAGCAGAACTTGCTGCATTAGTTTCTGCAGTCTCTGCATTAGTCTCAGCAGTCTCAGCGTTTGTTTCAGCTGTCTGAGCAGCTGTAGCAGAGTTAGCAGCGTTAGTTGCAGAAGTTGATGCGGCACTGGCACTAGAAGCAGCAGCAGCCTGTGCAGTCTCAGCGTTGGTTTCTGCTGTCTCTGCGTTTGTTTCAGCAGTCTCTGCATTAGTTTCTGCAGTCTCTGCAGCAGCTTGAGCAGCAACAGCAGCAACTCTTGCAGCCTCTGCAGCATCAGCATCAGCTTGCACTTCAACAGATAATTGACGAACTAATAAAGCTTCACTAGATGAGTCTGCTACTGCGTCTCCTGAGCCGCCTGCTCCACGATAGATAGCCATGTTTTAATAACTCCTTGTCTTGTTTAAGTACTCTTTAATAAGAAAAGCACTTAAGCAAAACTCCCTAACCTTTTGAGCTAGGGAGGTTTGTTTTAAACGCTGTGATTAAGCGTTAACAGCTAATACGAAACCAGCTTCAGGACGAATTACTTTTGTACCGAAGAGAGTGTCAGCTGTGTAAAGAGTAGACAAGTACTCTTGTTGGTATTGTTGTTGTGAACGAACACCTAATTGTTCTGCAAGAACCATAGTGTCTGTATGCACTAACAACGCTGCCTTAACTGCGTCACCAACTGAGTTATCAGAAGCAGTTTCGATTGTTGGGCAGTTGCTTGATACGAAAATATCGATACCATACAAAGAACCAATCTTACCTGTTTGAACGCCTTTACCGTCAACAAAGTCAGTAGAGTTGTAACGGTCAATACCCATAATCGCATTACGCAATGATGGTGGGATTACAAACTTACGACCATCCATAGGTACGTCAGCGTCATCCATCAACTGGATTAACTTACGGAAACCAGCGTCAGTGAATACGTCTGAAGTAGTTACTGTGTCAACAGCGTAAGCAGTTAAACCAGTAGTTGCATCGATAAAGTATGCGTTTGAGTGAACCCAGTCAGTGCCATCGCTGTCACCAAAAGACTTACCCAAAGCTAATAGCTCATCGTCAACTTTCTTAGCCAAAGCGTAGCCAGCGTCTTCTGTGTAAAACTTACGCAAAGAAGCTAAAGCTTGAACTTCAGTGATGTCTTCAATGAAACGTGAGTACTCGAAGTGCTTGTTAATTAAAACTTGTACTTCTGACTCTTGGTCAGCTTGAATAGTTACTTTAGTGTTAGCTGCTTTTTCGAATGCTGAACCACGTGTTGGCTTAGGAATGTGAACTGTGTCACCTTTCTTGCCTTTGAAGTTCATCTTCTTAACTAAGTTTGCTAAAACCAAGTTCTTTTTGTAAGCGGCAACAATCTCGTCACTCCAAATTTCTGGGATGAACGTTGCTGCGTTACTGTTGTTTACGATAGTTCCTGAACCACCTGGATATGCTGCATTTGCCATTTTTTAAATCTCCTAGATTATTATTTTAAATTGTTTTTATCTGACCCTGCCTTCTGCATATGCTGACATTATTTCAGGTTGCATATCCATATAGCGTTGAGGGTCTTCTAACTGAAGTCGGATTAAATCAGAACGTCTGTAAATCTTTGCTGATACATTTCCAGTTGAGCCTGTGTCCACAGCTACAGCTTTCATGGCTGCAGCTCTGTCTGCTTTTACTTCTGCGGATACTGCTTGTACTTGAGACTTTTGTTCTACTGGAGCTGGCTTAACTAGTTTCCATGTGTTAAGTAACTCAGCAGCAGAGTCAAAGTCTAAGTTGTCAGCAGCAGCATACAAACGTAAGCGTACTGGAGATGCTTGAATCCATTGAGCGAAATCTGGGTCAGCAACTGTTTTCTGGAAATCAGGGAAATCAGATTTAAGTTGAGTCATAAACTCTTGTTGTTTAAAGCGTTGCACAGTTTCCTGGGCTTCTCTAACAGCAGGGTGTTTATCAACTGCGTTTCTTACTGCTTTCTCTGGTTCTGCAAACCAATCTACATCGTCTTCTTGTTCGGTTACATTCGCACCAGGCGTTGGTTTTGATTCGAGTTGTCTCTTAATGAGTTCATCTGCAAGCTTCCGAACTTCCCCTACTTCTTGTGCTTGCCTACCAATTAGCTTCTCAGCCTCTTGATGCATCTTCACAATTTCTTCTAACGTTTTACCTTTGTATTTATTAGGTACTTCAGTTTCTACGTCTTCAGGGGGCGATGCGTTAACAACCTCTTCAGTATTGTCTACTGTTTGTTCAGTAGGTTCTGGGATTGAATTAACTTGTTCTTGTTCTACTTCTTGCAATTCCTCTTCTTGAGGGTCGATAAATGTAGCCATATAATACTCCTGTCAGTCTTTGCTGATTGTAGGAAAGTTAAAAAATAACAGCTAGACGGTTAGCCTTCGTTCCGTTTATTAGCCATCTTTGTTGCTTCTTCTCTATTTCTAGCCCATCTTTCATGAGCTGATACGTACACTGGGTCAGTACCATCCAATGAAATACGTGGCATGGAAATAATTCTTGAAGCATCGTTACCGCAAGTAGAGCACGTGGTTTCCCTTATGCTTTCGTCTAAGTAACTTTCTGTAATGTGTCCGCTAGAACACATAAACTCATACATCCTTTTCATGCTCAATCTCCTTAAAGACTTCCTCAGAAGTTTGCTTTAATGAAATCAACCAACGTAGAATGTCTAGTTGTCCTTTTTTGAAGTGTAGATTTTCGATGGTCTCAATGGCAGAAACGTTATCAAATGTTTCTATCATTTTGTCAGCATCCTCAATCAGGTCTTGCCAACCTTGAGTAGCCATCATGTTAAATCGTTCTTCGTAATATTGCTGTAGGGCTTTATCCATACGGAGTCCTAATAGGTGTGTAGGGGTGGCTTATTATTATTATTAGATACCACCCACTAGCACATTTTTAATTATCTGTCAAGTGTATATATTATACCACAAAAATATGAATTTGTCAAGTGATTTTTACTGCATTTTCATCTGTTTGCCAACCATTTGTTCCTTAGAGATAATCTCACGTTCTTTAAGAATAAGTTCAGCAATCTTAGCTCTCTTTTCAAATTCCTTGTCATCAGCGTTAGCAGGAAGGTTAGCACTAATATTACGTACTAAATCGGTTTTTACCTTCTCTGGCATTAACTCAGCTTCAACCATAGCTTTCTGTGCCTTGGCTTGTGATTCAATAGCGTTAGCTTCTGACTCTTTAGCCTGACCTTGTAGGGCTGCAGACTGAGACTGAACCAATTCCAATTGAACCTGAGCTTGTTGCATTTGCATTTGTTGTTGTTGTGGGTCTGGTTTAGACATTTCTTCAAGAGCTGCTGCCAATTCTTCACGATTGTCAAGGCTAGAAGACTGTACAATGCTCTTAAGTACCAAAGGCACGATAGGAGATTGTGGTCCTAATGTCTGTAGCAAACCAATAAACTGTTGTTGTTCGTACTCTCTAGCAACCATACCCAAAGAACTAGAGACAACAAATCTAAAGTCTTGGCTTGGATACTTCTCAGGGTCAAACTGCATGTAACGATAAGCAGTCTTCTTGATGAATGGTACTAAAAAGTCTTCTTGAAAGTTAATAAGTGCTTGCTTACTCTTCTTCATGATAGAAGACATGGCTAAAGACATACCCATGCCGCCTTGTCCACCAGCTGCAGCAGATTGTGTCAACGCTGCTGAGTCTAGTGTACCAGTTGCTTGCAATAACATACGCTCAAACTCTTGAGCAGTCTGATTGTTAGCAGGGTCTGTGTTACCAAACTTAAATGGGAACAATACTTCGTTAGGATTACCGTTAACAAGCAATGTTTTACCAGGCTGTACCTTATAGTTAGCTCCACGTGGTAAGCGAGTAGCATCTGCAGCCATCATAGGGGCTGTTGTAAGGGCTAATGAGTCCAAGTGGCTACGATACTGTGCATCAATAGCCTTTTGCATGTTGTAGCCCTTCTGAACAGTGCCTACGCCCCAGAATCTACCTGGTACTGTCTCAGGACGATAGGCAACTACTGGTCTATCCTTCATCATGTAAGGACTACGCTCTGCTTTTAGCAGTTGTTGACCGTTAGCAATGACAATAATAGCCTCAACTAGGTCAGAATACTTGTCACCAGGACTGTCTTCAGGGAATAAATCAGCTACTTCAGCACCTTCATTCTCTAATTGCTCTAGATATTCACGTGGTACTAAGCCATAGTAACGTAAGATACGTACTTTATCGTCTTTAAACGATGTAGAAAGCTGTTCTGGCTCTAGGTTTGTGTCTACATACTCTGGTTGAATGTTAACTTTACGATAAATACCATCTTCGATTCCTTTAACAATCTGGAAAAGGTTAACATACTCATCGATAGCTACCCCTAAGCCTTCATCAATTGACTCAGAGTTAGGGTCAATCAAGAAGTTACGTGGGTGAATTGATTTAGAAGGTATTGAAACCCGTGGTTTTTCTTCTACACCAATAGCAGCTGTTTGTTGTCCTGGTAGTTGACGTGTAGCAGGAATGTATTCTAGCTTCTCTTTAACAAGAATCTCAGCAATACCAGTACCAAATATTTCAGCATTACGGTTAACATCTTTCCAAACCTTTAATGCCTTGTCTTTCTTTAGGTCTTCGTGTAGTTGACGCTTTGTCAACTCTACGTCACGCTTGTCAAGGTCTTGGAAGTCATCATCAATGTCAAAGTATGTACCACGACCTGTAGTCGCTTCCATAATCTCTGAGCACTTGTTCTCCACTGCCTGACGCATAGCAGGAGACACTAGGCGTGAACGCTCTGAATCACGTGTCTTGTCTTGGTCTGACCAGATACCGTAGTAGATACGCTCATACTCATCCCATGTAGGAAGGAAGTTTGTATCACGATGGTCACGCCATCTGTCACAGTGACTAGTTACAAAACTAACTAGTTCTAAGTCAGAATTAGTTACTGGGGTTTCTTTAAACTCAGCCATGTTTTTCCTTTAGTAGCCTGATATCATATCTAGTGGTTCATACTCTTCTTCTTCAAACTCAAAAGAGAAGTCTGTTACTGCAATCTGGTCAATGTACGACAAAGCATCTAACATGTCATCATGTACGCCTGTGGCTGGAAAGTTTAAGAGCTGGTCCACAAACTCTCTGTTCCAGTCCCCAGTCTTTAACGTAATCTTACCATGTTCAAAACGACCTTGTAATGCCCATACAACTCTATCTATCTTAGCTTTGTTACCATGAGTCAAGTCATCAATACGAGGATAGATATTACTACTTCTCATCATGTCGTGTAAGTATGGCAGTACTGCATTCTTTAATGCACCACGCTCAATACCAACAATCTGTATCTGATAGTCGCTAGCATGACGTAAAATACGTTGAGCAGTTTCTTTAATATCCCAACGACCAATGTCAATCTTTTCTACCCACCAGCCATGCTGATGCACCTTAACGATAGCAAGAGCTGTTTGGTCAAGGTGTTTCTTTTTATTTTCTGCTTGCTTGTTAACATCACTAAAACCAGCTAAGTCAACAGCCATGTACCAAGTACCATCTTTAGGCTCTTCGTCCTCTTCACCGTACTTAATCCAATCATCCTTAAACAAGTCTGACTGAGCAGCTTCAAAGCTAGCTAAAAACTCTTGTCTGAATGAGAAGCTAGACATTGTGTTTCTAGCAACTTCAATCTCTTTCGGGTCGATGAGTGGGTTATCAGTAGAGCAAAAGTGCCAGGCTCTCCAGTCATCATCCTTCTCACTCTCACCATATTTAAAAATATCGTAGAAGTGATTACGTCCCTTTGGCGTACCAATGAACAAGGCAGCACCCTTCAAGTCAGCTAAAGCAGGTCTTAAAATCTGCTCAAACACTTGAGGTTTAATGTCTGCGTACTCATCAAGTACTAAATACTTTAATGCCACACCACGCATGGTCTCTGGTCTATCAGCACCTTTTAGACTAATAGTCGCACCATTCACCAACTCAACTTGCATGTTGTTAATATGACTCTTACTAATGATAGGATGTGCTAACTCTAATAGCTGTTGCCACATAATATCTCTAGCTTGTTGTTGCGTAGGGGCTACGTACCAGACATGACCTTTGTTACTGTTCAATGCCTCTACGATTAACTTCCATGCAGCAAACCTAGACTTACCTGTTCTTCGCCCTGCAGCAATGACTTTAAATCTAGTCTTATCATTCCATACTTGCTGTTGCCAAGGCAATAACGATATATTTAAATCCATTATTCCCTTGTGGTATCGCCAAATAGCTTCTTAGGATTCCAGAAGACATCAGCTAGATAATCAGTAGCTTGTGTAATAGGAGCAGTTACCATGTTAGCAGCTTGAGATAACAAACCTTTAGGTGCTGGTTCTGGAGTAACTTGCTGTTGAAACCCTAACATTTGTTTATAGTTGTTAAACTCATCTTGGTTCATTAATGCTCTGTTAGAGCCATACCCTTGATAATAAGACATACCTGGTTCAACTGGACCTGCCCTACCTTTAGTAGGTGTTAATACTGGCAGTGATGCCCACTCTTTAGCAGCATTTTCTGCAAATCTTTCAGGAGGCAGACTCCCAGCTAGATAATCATTTAAACCCCTACGCTCTAGCAACCTAGTAGCTAAGACATCTTGAAAGGCAGGAGTAAACTTCTCTGTACCTCTAAGACCTAAGTCTTTAATTAATGTTCTTAGTGTTTCTGGTTTAAACTGATATGCACCAGCAGCTTTATTACCTTGAGCTTGAATAACTTGCTTCAAAGTCATGTTGGTAAGTTTCCTGTCAGCAGTCGACTTATCACCAGCAAATATATTATAATTACCTTGTGTTTCTTTTTGTTTAATTGTATCTAGCAGATTAACTGTAAACTCACTCATGTTCGTAGTCTTCCACATCGGTAATGTTGTTGTTATCAATAATGGTAGGCTCAGTGCCAACACCAGATATCGTAATGTTAATAGCATTTCTTCCTCCCATCTTGTCCTTCTCAAAATAGGAAGTAGGTAATAACCTATCCATGCACATCTTGAGACAAGCAACTTGGTCTTTGTCTGTGTCATCCATAGCCTTACGGATAACAGTTTCAATGACCTTATCACCAGTTGTTGCTAACAATCTGGCATGGAACTCTCTTATTCTTGCAGCCTCACCTGGAGGTCTACCAACAGAGTTTCTGTTCTTCTTAGCTTCGACCTCACTTTTACGAGGTCTACCTCTTTTCCTAACTGGGGTAGAAGATTCGCTAACACCCTCTATTGCTACGGAGACAGTATCCTCCGTCTTTGTTAAAGACATATCATCCTATTCTAGTGTTCAGATTGTTGTTAGCGTTTGCTAACAGTCATCCACTACAATTTAAGCTCTAGCCCTATATACTATGTAGTTGTTAACGTTAGTGTTAATGTTTGTTATTATCATTACCTTTAACTTCTTCTACATCGGTGTGACCTACACTAAGAGCTTCTGTGTAATGTTTTTCTTTGTAGGTATATTATAGCATATTTTTATAGTTTTGTCAAGTTATTTCGACAAAGAAACATACTCTGAATCTGACAATTCCTGTCTTCTCTGCTAGCGACTCTGTCCCTAATTACTATTCCTTTTTAAATACGAAACTAGATAATTCCTAGACATAAGTAAAAGCCTTATAAATCAACTAGATAGAGCTAGATAGACTACTAGCAAGAATCGTGCCAATTATTGCCTTTTCTTTTAAATTTAAATAGTCAATTTTCACCTCTTTTGTGTCTGTACAGCTACCCTTCCGCAAGCCTCAGTATTATTTCGTAGCCCCCCCCTAAGTTTTTCACAATGTAAAATGACATTGCTTGACAGATTGTAAAATCTATGATGTGTATGGTTACAAAGTATTTCTTCT